CTGGAGGCAGCACTCACTAACGTAACAGCAACGACGCTGCGGGAAGACCCAGAGGTAAGGGAAAACACTAGGAAGGAGGTGGCAGGAATACTTGACTTATTCAAATTCTGATGTTACACTGTCAATAAATGGACACTGTATATGGAAAAACACGTACGAGACTTTGAGCAGGTGTTGAAGGAAGGGGGGCTTAGGTTGCTCTCGCTTTCTCGCACCGGCAAAGGACACTACAAGGCGACGATAGAATCGCCTGACAAACGCCGGATGGTCTATATACTGGCGTCCAGCACATCGGACGGACGTTCCTCAAAGAACTACCGTGCGGACATAAATAGATTTTTTAATAACTAGGAGTTGAAATGCCAACACCACTACAAGAATGTACCGCCAGCGGGCAGGTATCCGCCGAACAGATCGAAGCGCATGTACGCGCCGGGGAGTTCGACGCAGAAGACTCGTGCATACGCGCTGACCTGGCAGCTAACCACAACAAGGCAGCCAGGGCGAATGCAGCGGCGGAGCGCGTGGCACTGAAAGAGCAAGTGAATCACAAAGGGGAAGCTATATGAACTGGCTACTCAACATCCCTAACAAAGGCTGGCGTTGGGTGTTTCGCCTACCCACACCACTCTCATTGGCAACAGCAGAGCTGGAAGAGGCCGAACGCGCTTTGTTATTGGCACAAACGGGAGCAGAATATGCGGCATCCACCGTAACCTACAACCAGGCGCGTATTGCACGCCTACGCAAGTACATCAATGGACTGACCAAGGAGAAAGCAGAATGAAAACCTGCCACTCAGACAACATCGCACTAGATGAGCGCCCACTACCGCCGCCTGCTGGCAAGCACTACACACCAGACCGCAGCACCTACAGCCCGGCCCGCGACAATCCGCAAGACAATATGCGAGAAGGTGCGGACGATCACAAGAAATACCAATCAACCACTGACCACGACGGCACGACAACGTATAAGAGGCACCACTCATGATGAAAACACAAATCCTGCATCGTTACACCAGAGCCGTGCTCTTTGAATGCGATGTGCCAGATACCGTTTCGAGTGGAATGGCGATGCGTCATGCGCTTGAGAAAGCGGTTGACGCTAAATCCAACCTGAGCGGTGCCGAACTGCGCTATGCCAACCTGAGCGGTGCCGACCTGCGCTCTGCCAACCTGCGCGGTGCCGACCTGAGCGGTGCCGACCTGCGCTCTGCCGAACTGCGCGGTGCCAACCTGAGCGGTGCCAACCTGCGCTCTGCCGACCTGAGCGGTGCCAACCTGAGCGGTGCCAACCTGAGCGGTGCCGACCTGCGCTCTGCCGACCTGCGCTCTGCCAACCTGAGCTATGGAAAAACCGTGGGAGATCGGCCATATTTTTCAATCGGTCCTATCGGTTCACGCTCCTACTATTTAACACTCTGGCTCACAGACAAAGGGCCATATATCAAAACCGGGTGCTTCACCGGAACGCTTGATGAATTCGCCGCAGCAGTTGAAAAAACTCACGGCGATAACGATCACGGCAAAGAGTACCAAATGGCGATGCTGATGATGGAGTCTCACGCTGTTTTGTGGACACCTAAAATCAAGGTGCTGTGATGAGCACACAATCCCAACGCCGCGCATACACGCCGCACCAGCAGTTCACGAACGACTTTGCCGCTGATCTGGCCAACAACGCCAACAAGACAGAGCGCCACGATGCCCAGGCGCTCAAAGACCAGATTAATTTTGACTCGAAGGTGCCAGCATCAACTAGCCTTATGTATTCCACGGGCGAAGATTGCGCGCCGATTCTTGCAGAGGAGTGGAATAAACGCGCTTTACTGACAAGTGATTTTAGTGAAGATGTCCGCAAATTCTCTCACCACATGGACGACATGGGGCAAGGTATCACTGAACGCCAGGTCTACGACTTAGCGACGGAATTACGAGGAATACTTGAAAGATACAGGTGCTTAAGATGAGTGTATATCCAATCCGAGATGAAATTATCACGGCTCGAAAACATCATTTTTGCGATGCTTGCGAGGTTTTTCAAGGTGCGGGCATTCCAGATTCTGACCTAACGCCTGATGAACTTCTGATTGTACAGGCGGCGAGAGCCGATAACTGGAAGATCAAGCCGGGCGACAAGTACCGAGTAGCTATCTACGTGTACGACAAGATTAGCACTTTTCGCGCACGGCTGGATATGAATAGCATCTGCCAAGAGTATGACCTATACGACGAATAAGGAGCTAAAAATGAACGAACAAAATGACGCATGGATAGAAGCGCGTGCCGGGTGCGATATGGAAAAGCGATGGGAATCGGAAGAAGTATCGAAACAAAGCACCAATCCGATCAACCATGAAACACAAAGACAGATTGATTTTTGGAAATTGAAGTCCGCAGAGTATCGGGATAAATATCTCGCACTCTTAGAGGAAGATGCAATTAAAAATCACGAGCTTAAAATTAAATATGAAGAACGTGATCGCTGCGCAGAAGATTTAAGAGTTCTGGCGGCGAATACAAACGCTTTACTCCATCAGATTGATCTAGGCGATTTTGTAGATAGTAACGGGCATAGCGCCAAGATGCTGAAGCCTGTACATGACTTAATGAGACTGCTTTCCAAGGAGAAGAAATGAACCCAAAACTTGCGCTGGATGCGCTGAGATTTCGCAAAAAACCAGTGGTGATTGAAGCGTTCCAAATGACCGAAGCGCGACGAGCAAAGCTCAACTCAATCACAGAGCCAAAATACGAATTGCCAATGCCAGGAGTTTGTTTTGAAAGTACAGATTTATGCGGAGAGGCAACGAATGACTACGCCTACACACCAGAACAAATCTGGCAAGCCTACCAAGCAGGCCGTGAAGCGATGCGGGAAGAAGCGGCGAGTGTGTGTCTTAACGAAGCTGAAGGCTATGCAATGTCTCAGCTTATCAGGAGTATCAAATGAAATTTAGTAAAAAACCTGTAGTCATACACGTCAACAGTAATCAAGATTCTCTGAGCCAGTCCTTGATGAATGCTATCAGAACGCTGCTCCTTAGCCCTCTGTATGACCACATGACTGTCAGCACACTCATTGGCGTCTTGGAGCTTCTTAAATTTGAAATGCTGGAGAGAAATAAATGAAGCAACCCATGATCCGCAAAATCTGGCAGTTCATCCACACGCACCCTCGCTGCCAGAGCATTGCCATAGCTACAGCACTCGGTATCACCACACAGACCGCAGCAGCATTCGTAACAATGCTGAAAGAGCAGGGACTGATTGAGGTAGATCGAGTTCACAGCGCCGAACGTGGGCGTAAGGTGAACTATTATTCCACTATCACCAGCGAATACAAGACTGGCAGGGTGATGAGTGCGAGTCTGCATACTACGACGCATCTGCAAGCATTTTTAGGAGGAATTTAATATGAAAGCGAACGACATTCAAGTTGGCGGTAGCCACTACAAAACCAAAGTCATCCAGCCCTGGGACGCAATGGCTTCGTGCATGAGCCCCGAAGAATTCGTCGGCTTCCTGCGCGGCAACGTAATCAAGTACACAATGCGCTGCAACGACAAGGGCGGGCGGCAAGACCTGGAAAAAGCGCAGCACTATCTAACTAAGCTACTGGAGGTACTTCCAAATGGGGCCTGAAGCGAAAGTGAAGAATGCTGTTAAGAAGTTGCTAGCCACAAGCGAAGCGTACTTCTTTATGCCGATGGGTGGCGGGTTTGGACGGGCCGGGGTGCCGGACGTAGTAGCCTGCGTTAATGGCAATTTCTTGGCGATTGAATGTAAGGCAGGCAAGGGCAAAACCACCGCACTGCAAGACAGGGAGCTGGCTGCCATACGTTCGGCGGGGGGAACAGCACTCATAATTAACGAAGCAAACATCGGGGATTTACAGGAGGCCATAAATGAGCTCAAGCGCTGAATCCCTGGCAGAACTGACAAAGGCAGTGGCCGCAATGGACAGCCCGGGGCAGGACTCCCTGGCCTTCGCTATGGACGCACTGGCACAAGCATGTATAAAAGATACGGAGAACAGTGTGGTGCTGCTGGCACACATAGGGGAAACCCTGCGTATCATAGCGCTGAATGCAGACGAAGCCGACGTGTTCGCACAGTGCATGCTTGCCACGCGCATGCTGGCAGACAGACTAACCCCAACTGAAGGAGTATTACATTGAGCATGCCATTTGACACTATCCTAGTAATTGACGCAGAAACGCGTTGGAGTAGTAAAGAAGATTCTATTATTAGCAAGTACACGCTGAGCTCCATGACAACCGAAGAGTACATCCGAGACCCGCGCTTCAAAGCATTCGGCTTCTGTATCCACGAGTATGGCGCAAGCACACCAACACAATGGTACCGCCATGAGGAGCTGCCTAACATCTTTGCAATGTACGACTGGAGCAGGACTGCGGTTGTTTGTCAAAAGTCAATGTTCGACTGTGGCATCCTTTCTTTCATCTACGACGTGCATCCGGTGTTCATATTCGACACGCTGTCTATGGCGCGGGCCGTGCGGGGAGTGGAAGCAGGTAACTCCTTAGCCAAGCTGGCGGACTACTACGGACTACCTCCAAAGGGACGGGCGGTGCACAGCACGGACGGCCTGCAAGAGCTGACACCAGAGATTGAGCAAGAACTTTTGGAGTACTGCAAGCACGATGTGTTTCTGTGCGAGGAGATATTCAAGCGCCTACTTGTTGGGTACCCCGTCAAGGAGCTGCGCCTTATCAGCATGACGATAAAGATGTTCACGGAGCCGCGCCTGGTGCTGGATGCGGAGATGCTGCAGGAAGCTGCGATAGACGAGGCGGCTAAGTTGCAGAACGCGCTGGAGCGTGCCGGTGCTGATGAATCCATACTCGCATCTAATCTACACTTTGCAGAAATACTAAAAGGCTATGGCATCACGCCCCCTATGAAGGTAAGCAAGCAGACAGGCAAGCCCGCGCTGGCCTTGGCAAAGAGTGACGCGCACTTTCAGCAACTTCTTAATGGCGACAATGAGGAGGTGGCGCTGCTGTGCGAGGCCAGGATAGCTGTCAAGTCAACGCAAGCACGCACCCGGGCCAAACGGTTCATTGAGATTGCATCGCGTGGGGCATTGCCAGTGCCGTTGAATTACTACGCCGCTGAAACAGGGCGTTGGGGCGGCACACAGCAAGTTAATCTGCAGAACATGAAGCGCGGTGGGTTCTTGCGCAAGTCGATCATGGCCCCCAACGGGTACAAGATTGTTGTAGGGGACTTAAGCCAGATCGAGCCTCGTGTGCTGGCATGGTTTTCTGACTACGACGATTTGCTGCACGTATTCAATTCTGGTGGCGATCCTTATGCTACATACGGCTCGCAGATGTTCAACAAACCCGGAATGACTAAGGAGAGTGACCCGCTACTCCGCCAGTCAGCCAAGTCGGCTTTGCTTGGGGCAGGTTACGGACTCGGGTGGTCCGCGTTTGCTGCGCAACTACTGGTAGGGTTCCTCGGAGCGCCACCACTTCGCTACACAAAGACGGACGCACAACAACTGGGCGTTACCAGTGTCCACGCAGAACGGTTCCTGAACTATCCGGACAACCTTCGGCGCATGGCAGAGATAGCGCACACCTGCACGGACAAGGAGTTGTTCATCCACTGTCTTGCTGCCAAAGCGATTATCGACAAGTACCGCGATACCGCAGCGCCTGTTGTGGACTTCTGGAACTTGCTAGGTAAGCTAACGCAGTCGGCCCTGCTTGGGGGCGTGGAGTACAACCACAAAGACGCCCTGCTGTTTCGTAAAGAGGAGATAGTGCTGTCGAGTGGGATGTCATTGAAGTACCCGAACCTGCGGCAAGAGGACGAGTTGGATTACAACGGCAAGAAGACGGGGAAGATGCAGTACGTGTACGACCTTGGGAACCAGAAGCACAAGCTGTACCCTGGGAGAATCTGCAACCACGTCTGCCAGTCCACCGCTCGGATAATTATGACGGACGGAATGCTGCGCATAGAGAAGCGCTACCCTGTGCTATTTACGGTGCACGATGAAGGGGGCTACTTGGTGCCGAACGCGGAAGCCAAGGAAGCAGAGAAGTGGGTGTACGAGCAGATGATTGTCGAGCCTGCCTGGATGCCGGGGATACCGCTGGATGCAGACGTTGGTGTTGGAGGCAGGTATGGGAACATCAAATAGGTGTATAATGTCAATAACTGGACAGAAGGAGAAGTAAATGAAAATACCGAAGCAGATTAAGGTTGGGCAGAAGTGGTACACCGTGGAGCAGCCCCCGGTGCTTGGGCTGTCTTACCAGCAGGGAAACATTAATTACGCCAAGGCTACTATGTGCATCGCAAAGCTGGTGAATGGCAAGGCACTGTCCCCCGGGGCGCGCAGCGAGGTGTTCTGGCACGAGACGATTCATGCAATGCTCTACGACATGGGTAGCCCGCTGCACAAGAACGAGACTTTTGTAGAGGCCCTGGCCGTTCGGCTGCAGGGCGTTATTAACAGCGCGAGGTTCTGATGGAAACAGTTAAATGGTCCCACTCCGGCTTGAAGCAGTACGAAACTTGCGCTCGACAGTATCACGAGATAAAGGTACTGAAGAAATACCCGCGTGAGGAGACGGAGCAGACACTGTACGGCACAAGGCTACACGAGCAGGCGGAGCTATTCATCACGGAGGACCGGCCACTGGACCCCGACTTCAAGTTTCTGCAACCTACTATGGATGCGCTTGCTGCGATGCCTGGGCGGAAGTTCTCGGAGTATGAGATGGCGCTGCGGAACGACCTGTCCCCGTGTGCGTTTGGTGATCCGGATTACTGGGTGCGCGGCATTGCCGACTTGATAGTGGTGGACGACGACAACTTTTCTGCACGCTGCTTCGACTACAAATCTGGCAGTAACAAGTTTCCAGACACTGACCAGCTCACGTTGATGTCGCTGATGATATTCAAGTGCTTCCCTCATGTGCGCACAGTAACTTCTGGACTACTATTCGTGTTGAAGAACTCGGTAGTGAAGCACCGGGTAGACAGGGAACAGGAAGACGCGCTATGGTGGCGCTTCCGTGAGCGTGTTGGTAGTATTGCAGCATCCCATGCAAACGGTGTGTGGAACCCCCGGCAGAGCGGCCTATGTAAAAAATTTTGCGGTGCTCTTTCATGTGAAATGAATGGTAGAAACTAAGGAGAAATACGATGCCAAAATCATCTAAAGCAAAACTCGCGTTTCAGCGTGCGTACAATAAAAGGCCAGAAGAGCTGGCGAAGCGAATAAAGAACAACCAAGCCCGTGCCACCGCCATCAAGGAAGGCAGAGCGGCTGTTGGAGACGGCAAAGATGTTGCACACATCAAGCCACTGAACGACGGCGGAGGCAACACTCCAGGCAATCTGCGTGTACAGAGCGAAGCAGAGAATCGCGGCTGGCGCAAGGGAAAGAAAGGCAAGGGGTCTTACGATGTTTAACGGAATATGGGGGATGCTTGGCATTGGTGCTACGGGAACTGTAAGTAGCCAAGATATAGTGCGCGACGCGCAAATGATGGCGGGAGCCCGCACACAGCTAGAAATGAAACAGGCGGACCTACATCATGCCAACCTAATGCAGCAGGCCAACATAATGCAAAACGCAGCAGGCCAACAGGCGTCAACGCTGAACAGTAGTTTTGGGCCGATCTACAATGCGGTGGCTAACTCCCAAACGGGTATAAACCCGTACACCACTGGGGGCAGCCCTATTAACAATCAGGTAAAAAAACCACCGCTTTTATCCCTGTGCACTGCAGACCTGAAAGCAGAAATGATGGGCGTTCCTATCAGTGTGCTACGCGACTTGTGGCTTGCCAAGCACGGGGATGGGTGGGTAAGCGCGAAAGATATGCTCGATGCCGTTGAGTCAGATGTTGAATGGAGCATGGCTGTCGTTCGGCTGGAAGCATGTCGCGCCTTTGAAAAGATATACCTGACTGACACGGATGATTACGTCTACCGACTGATTCAGGACTGACATGGAAATTATTGAGAACAGGGCGCTGCTGCTTCGTACTCGCAGCCCCGAGAAGTTCAGTGTTATTCCGAAGCATAAAGTAACGCCTATTGAAGGCGGCTATGAAGTGTTAGTGCACTGGGGCGTAGATGAGGTACGGGTACTAAAAAATCTTGGGTTTAATAACGTGCCCTCTCCGATACAGGGGCGATACGACTGGCCGGGCAAGTACAAGCCAATGCTGCACCAGATAGCGACTGCGGCATTCAGTACGTTGAACCGGCGCTGCTTCATTCTGTCGGACCCCGGCGTTGGAAAAACACTGTCCGCGCTATGGGCAGCAGACTACTTGATGAAGACCAAGCGAGTACGGCGCTGCCTGATTATTTGCCCCATGTCTATTATGACAAGCGCATGGATGGGGGACTTGAACAAAAGTATTATTCATCGCAGCGCGATAGTGGCGCACCACTCACAGGCGGCACGGCGTGTGGAGATGATTCAGGGCGACTATGAGTTTGTCATCATCAATTACGATGGCCTTCCACTGGTTGCTAACGAGATACGGCAGGACGGTCGGTTTGACTTGGTGATTGCTGACGAGGCATCGAGTTACTCTAACGCACAGACTCGCAGGTGGAAGAGTCTTAACAGCATACTGACTCCAGACACGTATCTCTGGATGATGACAGGAACCCCTGCAGCACAGTCGCCATTGCAGGCGTATGGACTGGCTAAACTCGTGAACCCAACGGCGGTACCAAACTACTTCACAGCATGGCGTGATAAGGTCATGTACAAGGCAACGATGTTCAAGTGGCTCCCAAAGCCCGGGGCCAAGGATGCTGTGTTTGCTGCACTACAACCTGCCATACGCTACACCAAGGAAGAGTGTCTGGACTTGCCTCCGGTGCTGACCCAGGTGCGTGAGGTGCCGATGACGCTGCAGCAGCAGAAATACTACAAGCTGATCAAGGACGATATGCTGGCGCATGCAGCAGGAGAAACTATTTCGGCGGTGAACAAGGCCGCAGTTGTCAGTAAGCTCTTGCAGATTTCTTGTGGCGCTGCTTTGACCGAGGACAAGGAAGTTGTAGTTTTCGATGCCACACCACGAATGAATGTGCTGCTTGAGATACTAGCCGAGACAGAACGTAAGGTAATTATTTTTGCATTGTTCCGCGCCAGTATCTCTGTTATCGTTGAGTTCCTGCGCAAGCATGGCATTGATGTGGAGGAAATTCATGGCGGCGTTACTGCTACCCACCGGGGCGACATAATTAACAGGTTCCAGAACAGCCCCTCTCCTCGTGTGCTCGTGCTACAGCCCCAGGCCACGGCGCATGGTATTACGTTGACAGCAGCAGATACGGTGGTGTTCTTTGGCCCGCTAATGTCAGTGGAGCAGTATGTCCAAGCTATTTCTCGTGCAGACCGCAAAGGGCAGGACTCAAGCAAGGTAACAGTGATCCAGCTACAGAGCAGCCCGATAGAGAAGAAAATGTTTGAAGCGATGAATGGCAAGGTGGACGACCACGCCCTGCTAACGCAAATGTTCGACGTGGAAATGGAGGTACACAAATGAGCTTCACAATGTCAGCTCTAGCGACAACGGTAGCGGAGATACAGGCAATGGACATTCCTATAGCCATAAAACCAACCCAGTTAATCCTACCCGGACCTACCCGGCAATGGATGCACAAAAATGGCGTAACCCGCCAAGATATTGTTGACATGGTAGCCGCCGCATACGTGGAGGCCGGAATTAAAAAGGAAGGAGATAAATAAAAAATAAATAGTTGTTGACAAGGCCGTAACAGTGTCTATAATTAGACACTTCACAAGGAGAAGTAAATGCCCGAAGAAACCGTCCCTATGGACAAACTCGCAAAGGTGTACATAAAAATCAGAGACACCATAGCAACGCTGACACGTGAGTACGAAGCGCAAGTTGAGGAGCTTAAAGCGAAGCAGGGAATAGTCGCTAGTACGATGAAAGACCAGCTTCGCGCTATGAGTACCTTGTCTGCGAAGACCGAGTACGGTACCGTGTCACTGGTAACAAAGACGCGCTACATTGCGCAAGACCGTGAGGCCATGAAGATTTTTATTCTGGAGCACGGTGCCATTGATCTTCTGGAGATGCGTATCGCGCAGCTCAACATGAAGAAGTTTCTTGAAGATAACCCAGGCGTTGTGCCCACCGGCCTCAACGTAATGTCAGAGGTGGAAATTTCCGTCCGCCGCCCAACCAAGTAAGGAGAACCAAATGAGTTCCAATGTAGTAGTTTTTGATCCCTCTTCCTCGCGCCCATCGTTCGCTGTAAAAGGCGAGCTGTCCGCGCTAACAAAATCGCTTGTCGGTACTGCTGGCGGCGGCAAACGTATCTCGGTCAAGGGCGGTGTGTTCCGTCTGTTCAGTGACGGCAAAGAAGTTACCCGCATCGACGAGCGCTATCTGGATGTGATTATTGTCAACGCTGCCCCCAAGGTCAGCCGCACTTTCTACGCCGGGGTGTATGACGAGAACATATACGCTGCCCCTGAATGCTGGAGCGCCGACGGAGAACTTCCTGATGCCACTGTGCACAACAAGCAAGGCAGCTCCTGCGCTACCTGCCCACAGAATCTGAAAGGGTCCGGACAAGGGGACTCTCGTGCCTGCCGCTACAGTCAGCGCCTCGCTGTTGTGCTGGCTAACGATGTTGATGGTGACGTTCTGCAACTGACTATCGCTGCCACGTCTATCTTCGGCAAAGCAGAAGGAGGGGACAATCGCCCCCTGCAAGAGTACGCGCGCTTCCACGCTGCCCAGGGCGACGACATCAGCATGATGGTGACACGCATGCGCTTCGATACCACGGCAGCGGTGCCCAAGTTGTTTTTCAAGGCAATGCGCTGGTTGGCTGACGAAGAGTATGCCTCCACGTCCGAGAAGGGCACTTCAATGGAAGCAATCCACGCCATCACAATGACGGTCTCACAACAAGACGCAGTACCTGCCGCCGCGCCCATCGCTGGAGCAAAGCCTGTTGCAAAACCTGCCGCCCCCGCAGCAAAGCCACTGGCCCCTGCCGAAGAACCCGAGCCACCAGCGCCCAAGCCCACGCAGAAACGCCCTGCCCCGGTACCGGACGATGCAGCCGAAGCACCTGCTCCAGAGCCAAAGGTAAAACGGGCCGCTGCTCCAGCCGCCGCGCCTGCAGCAAGTAGCCTTGCTTCTGTGCTTGGTGAATGGGACGACGAGTAAAAGGTTTTGGGCGGTGCCTCTGGGGGTTCCCGGGGGATGCAAACACCGCCCTTCTAATATGCGCTACTACTCCCCCACTGTCCGCAAGAGGATAAAAACCGGCCCTAGCACGGTTGGAAAGCAGCTCGCGCGACTAGCACTACAACGCGAGTTCTCGGTAATCGAGATTGCCAAATGCACCGGAGCATCCCGGCAGACCGTCTACAACTGGGCAGCAGGTAGGGGTGTAACAAACGCCTATCTCCCCCGGGTGAACATCCTCATAAAAATCTTAAAAACTGCGCGTGACTACGACGCAGCATGGAGCGCAGCATGTCAAGCATTCAACCTGGTACTTTAGACAATGAAGAACTTATGCGCTACGCACAGCTCTACCTGGACCGCAAGGAGACGATGCCCTTAACCTGGCAGCAGGAGTTGCTTAAGCGTCTCGCTCAGGCCGAAGACAAAGACCGTATCCATATTTGATACGGAGGGCGCATGCAACCGCAAGAATTTCTGGCGGCGGTACTCCCGACGGCGGGGCACTACTGCTCGGTGGAACTTTCCACTAAAAAAAGACAGCACGTTTTTGTAGACGATCTGTTGGCGCTTGAGGAAACGATTGGCGGCTTCGACGCACAATCCAAGAACACCTACTTTGCGCTATCAACATTCACAGAACCTGGCTCACGAGAGGCGGCAAACGCCTGTTTTGTCCGCTCCCTGTTTATCGACATTGATACTGGCGCTGGAGCCAAGGTCTACCCAACAAAGCGCGAAGCAGTATCGGCACTGGAGAAGTTCCTGACGGAAACGAAACTAGGCGCTCTGGGCTCCCCGTGGGTGGTTGACTCCGGGGGCGGGGTACATGCGTACTGGCCGCTGACCAAAGACGCTACCATCGCAGAGTGGGCTCCAGTAGCCGAAGCGTTCAAGCGCAAGGCCAAGGAGCTGGAGTTCCGGGTCGACATGACCGTAACAGCAGATGCCGCCCGCATCCTGCGCCCACCAGGAACGAACAACTATAAGTACACACCGCCGCGCCCAGTCACGTTAAAGTTTCGGGGAGATATATTTGAGCTGGGGGCGCTGGCTGCAGCACTTGACGTAGTAGACACTCCGGAGAAAACAAGCACTGCACTGGCACTCCCCGGCAAACGCCCAAGCATCGGCATGGCGCTGTCCCCCACAATGGCCGCGATGACGCAGAACAGCATCACCCTGTTCAAAAATATCATGGTGAAGACGGTAGCCGGTAGCGGCTGCGGGCAGTTGGCCCACTACGTAGAACATGCTACGGAGGATGGCATGGAGCCATTGTGGCGCGGGTTGTTGAGCATCGCTACCAAGTGCGACGATGGTGAGAAGGCCGTTGTTAGGTTGAGCGCACTGCACCCGTACGACATGGAGCGCATGCACCGGAAGCTGGCAGAGATAAAAGGTCCGTACGCCTGTGTCAAGCTGGACTCAGAGAACCCCGGAGTTTGCGGAGAGTGTGCACACTGGGGCAAGATAACCAACCCACTGGCACTTGGTAGAGTAACCGCGCTGGACGACACCGAGAAAGAATACGCACCACAGCCGGACAAGACCTCCTCCCCCGGGGCACACCTGATACGCCCAAAACCACCACGAGGGTATTCCTACGGGTCGAATGGCGGCGTGTACGCGCTGCGCAATGTGGCTACTGATGGGGAAGAAACGCAAAAGGAAATTATGCTGCTGCCATTCGACTTCTTTATGATCGACATGCTGCAGGAAGGAAATACCTATATGTCCAGGTTCGCCGCAGTGCGCGCTAAGAGCGTTGTGTACGTCACTATACCCAACCAGGCGGCGGGGAGCAAAGACGAGGTTATCAAGAAGTTGGCTAGCCAGAACATAATCGCCGCCTTCGGGACGGGCAACGACAAGAACCTGTTCGACTACGTGCGGACGTGCGTGGGTGAGGCCAGCGCGACGGACACTTCCCTAAGGGTTCCCCCCAACTTGGGGTGGCAGCCGGACGGTGGGTTTGCTATATCCGACCAAGTTATTTTGCCACACGCGCAGACGTACACCTATGTCTCGGACAAGCTGACCAACATTATCAACGCCACATCCACAAAAGGCACCCTTGGCGACTGGCAGCGCGTTATGAATATGCTGCAGTTGAAGGAGCAGTTCGGCGTACTGACAATGGCGGCTATCGGATTTGGCTCACCACTCATGCAGTGGGTTGACGAAGGGACGCCGGGGATTGTGTTCCACGCCTGCGGGCGGCAGTCCGGCGCGGGGAAGTCCCTTGGTCTTTCTGCCTGCGCTTCTGTGTGGGGCTCTCCGGCGCACTACCCAGTGAAGCCGACAACCTCTGGTGTAACAATGCTGCAGCGCGCTGGACTGCTGGGAAACTGCCCCCTGCTGATTGACGAGGTAACGTCCAACTCCCACAAGACTAACCGCGAGTGGATGCCGGAGTTCGCGTTTGGGTACTCGCAGGGCGGGCACAAGCTGAAAGGCAGTGGGGCCTCCAACAGTGAGCTGGATAATAGTTTGTTCTGGAGAGCGATGGCTATCGTGACTTCTAATGCCCCCGAGATGGAGCACATGATGGGCGCGCGGGACACCTCGTCCGAGGGAGAGGTTAGACGCATGCTGGAGTGGCATGTAGAGGAGAAGATTCAGTGGACCGACCCGGAGCGGGAAGTTCTGCAGCTCCTGGGCACCAATTACGGGACGGCTGGGCGCAAGTATGCGCTGTGGCTGGTGGAGCACACGGACACGGCCAAAGAAGTTTTGGCAGAAGTGCAGAAGAAGTGGCGCGCGATGGTTAGGGCGGAGGATGCAGAGCGCTTCTGGAACTCTGGTTGTAGTGCAATCCTCGCGGGCTCGATACTGGCAGGCCCCAAGTACGCCAACGTGTTCGCCTTCGACACCCATGCCATTGCAAAGTTCCTGAAAGATATTATTCTGCAGGCACGCGCCATAATACGCAGCAACCAGCAATCCGCAGAAGACATTATCGACAACTACACCCGCGAGTACCACGGCCAGTTCGTCAAGCTGGCCCCAGAGCAGCATGGGCTGGCCGTTCTGGGAGATGGCAAAGTAATTGGTAAAGACAGCGCCAAGGGGCGGATAGCTGGGCGCATTGAGTACGACGTGAACCCTGGGTGGATCGACTACTACATTGAGGTCGGCACACTGAAACGGTACTGCGCTACGCGAAATTGGAGCTACACGGAGCTGGTGAAGCGACTTAAAGAAACCCTGGTGGTGGACGAAGGGCGCAAGAACCTGCTAGCCAAGACGAATGGCCCGGTAATGAACGTGAAGGTGCTCAAAGTTAGCAAGCAGATAAATGCAGAAGACCTCAATTTATAGAGAGCGTTTCCCTTGGCACCGAGCACGTGCCGGGGAGAGCTTCTTTGTGCCCTGCCTGGATGTGTACCGGGTGGCGCTTGAGGGCAGGCAGTGGGGCGTAGCAGTATTGGGCAGCAGCAACACCCGGGCTACCCCCTGTATCTACAAAGGGATTCTCGGTGTCATGTTCCGTCGTGGGACAGGCCGATAACTAAGGAGAAGGAAAATGAAACATGAAAAACATCGTAGTTAGCCTTTTTGATGTCACCGGGAAGATGGTTCAGCCTTGGCTTGATGCGGGGTACGAGTGCTGGATTGTTGACATTCAGCATCCGGTTGCCTATGAAACAGGCGGCGTAACCACTGTTGGGCGTCTCCATAAAGTGCATTGGGATTTGACGAAACCGTGGCTCCCGCCCTTTGACCGTGACCAGATTGCGGCAGTGTTCAGCTTTCCGCCTTGTGACCATTTGGCGGTGTCTGGGTCGCGCTGGTTCAAAGGAAAAGGGCTTCGCAGGCTTGCTGTGTCCGTTGAGATGTTTGCCACTGCGGCAGAGTTCTGTGAATGGTCCAAAGCGCCATACTTCATTGAAAACCCAGTCAGCAACATCTCTAGCCACTGGCGCAAGGCAGACCATTACTTCAGCCCACACCACTTTACGGGCTACAACCTGGACGACAACTACACTAAGAAGACCTGTCTTTGGACTGGTAACGGCTTCCAAATGCCTGACCCCTTCATTGTGGAAGGGCTTGGTGAGCCTGATGACCGTATCCATAAATGCCCCCCTGGACCAGAGCGTCACAACATCCGAAGCGCCACCCCTCGCGGTTTCGCAGAGGCTGTCTATCAAGTCAATCAGGTTAAGGGGGCCGAACTGCTTGCCGCCTAAATGACAGACATCCTCGACCTTCCAGACTGGTCCGTGGTTTCCCAGCATCAAGAAGATGGCGTTTACGTGATTGATGCTGAGTACGAAGGCCCAGTGATGGAAGGAATTTGCAGACCATGCAAGTTGAGATTCCACACGGCACTACTTGATTGGAAGAAGGCATGTTCCACCACTTAATCCGCAGAGCCATTTTAAGAAGCGGTAAGGCTTGCCTTGATGGCTTTCAGGGCCTTGGAGAACATAGCCGTCTGCTGCTGCTTTATTTTCTCAATGCGATCCAGGCGCTCCCTCTTGTCATCAGCAGACAACCGTGGCATGTTCGTTATCAGCCGCTCGTTCGCGTTAAGCTGTGCCATGATCTTAGAGAACTGCGCAGAGGCGGGGGCAGCCACAAGCTCTTCCTTGTGGTCCGTGAAGTACTGCTTAACCTTTTCTGCAGAAGGGTTCTCTTTCTTCATAGCGTCAAAGGTGATCTTTGCAGCCGCCGCGCGGGATGCCAGATCGTAGGCAACATCACTGTCCCTGTCGCTATACGGGTTCTGGAAGAAAGCCTTGAGGAATGGTGTGCGCTCAACCCCGGATGCCGGAGCCGCCACCATAGCATCTGCAAACAGCGGGTTCAGGAACGAGGATAGATCAGAAGCCACCTTGCCAAATAGCCCATCGGCTACGTGCTGCGCTTTGATAGGGGAGATGCCAGCTTTTCCGAGCATACGGAACACTTCGGGGGTGTCGGCGGTGTACTGCTCGTCGGTTGTTTTGCTGTCCAGCCGATGCGGGACAATCGGAGTGAGCATGCTCATGTCCGTGTTGGTAGCGTACTCCACACCTTGTTTCAGTCCCTGCGGGAGAAGCGCGGAACTGCTGCCCGGTACTGCTCCCCAGCCGTAACTGAACATAGCTTTCGCTATCTGCTTGTCGTCGCTACCGTCCTTCATGGAGTCGAACAGTGCCTGCCCTATAGCAAAGGGATAGCCAACCTCCGTGAAGCCTACCGGCAGTTCTAGCATCTTGCTCGTGCCCGGAAGCGGGATGTGGATCACTCCGTACCTGTTGCTGGGGCGTAACTTCTTGTACTCCTCGTTGTCGTCCATCATGGCCGCATAGGCCAGCCCACTGGCAGCGAGCATCATTGCGTTATTGGCAACACGGCGCTGGATTTGCAGGCGCTCTTCAAATGGCATCTGCCCACGCATCGCCTTGTACGCCACATTCAGCCCTTGGATACCCGAATTGAAAAACGG